ACGATTCAGACTAGTGTGCCTAACAAGTTGCTAGACCTTGTAAAAACTAGCACAGTATAGTTGGGAGTGAGTCGTTATAAAATCCTGTACGAGTGAGTACTTGGTCAAACAAGTAAGCGGACTTAAGAGAGGTTAAGGCTAAAAGTAAATGAGAACTAAACCACCATGCACTAACTATACACAATTTAATAATAACGTGAGGGAAATTATATGGCTTTTATACAACACAATGCTAAGTGCCCATCTTGTGGCAAGAATCATTTATCCGTAAACGCAGATGGTTCAAGTAAATGTTTCTATGCAACTTGTAATTCATTTCATCCTGCCCCTAATCAGGAATCAAATGTATCTAATATTACACAGCCTGTTGTGGAACGTAAAGTTACACCAATACAATCTATAAATTCAGAAGGTTCATACGCAGCCTTAACAGATCGAAGGATATCTGAGGAGACTGCTAAGAAGTATGGAGTTAAAGTGGTTCATGGTTCGGATGGTAAACCTCTTGAACATCACTATCCATATTACAATGGACACGAGTTAGCACTAACTAAAATTAGAAAGCTTGTTGATGCTAAAGGAGAGAAGACAAAAGACTTTTTTACTAAAGGATCATATGAAGAGACTGCTCTTTTTGGTGAGCATCTATTCAACAAAGGTGGCAAGTACGTTACGATAACTGAAGGTGAGTGTGATGCGATGGCAACATATGAACTTATGGGTAGTAAGTGGGCTGCAGTTTCTATCAAGCGTGGTGCTGCCGGAGCAGAGAGAGATGTTAAAGATAGTCTTGAGTTCTTAGAAAGCTTTGAGAATATAATCATTTGTTTTGACAAGGATAAGAGTGGTACTGAAGCAGCTAAGAAAGTTGCTAGGTTATTCCAACCAAGCAAAGCTAAGATCATGACTCTTCCGAATGGCTTTAAAGATGCTAACGATATGTTGATAGCTAACAAGCACAAAGATTTTATGGAGTCTTGGTGGAGTGCTAAGACTTATACTCCGAGTGGTGTTATCAATGTCTCAGAAGAGAAGAAGAAGTTCTTTAATAGACCGGTTAAGGATAGTGTGCCTTATCCTTGGGAAGGATTGAATAAGAAACTATATGGTTTAAGACAAGGTGAGTTGGTTACTTTAACCGGTGGCACAGGACTAGGCAAGTCGTCAGTCACTAGAGAACTTGAGCATCACCTTATAAAGAATACTACGGATAACGTAGGAGTGATTGCATTGGAAGAAGACTGGAGAAGAACCATTGATGGTATACTTTCAATAGAAGCTAATGCAAGATTGTATATAGATCAAGAGAGAGAGAAGTTCTCTGAAGAAGAACTTGACAAATTCTTTAATCTGTTATATGATGGCGAGAATAAGAATAGAGTATGGGTTCATGCTCATTTTGGTACGAATGATATTGATGAGATATTTACTAAGCTAAGATTTATGATCATAGCATGTGAATGTAAATGGGTAGTGGTTGATCACTTACACATGTTAGTATCAGCAGTATCCGAAGGAGATGAACGTAGGGCTATTGATAATATAATGACTAGGCTTAGAAGTATAGTAGAAGAAACTGGAGTAGGATTAGTTCTAGTTTCTCACTTACGTAGAGCGAGTGGTGATAAAGGACACGAGAATGGAATCGAAGTAAGTCTTAGCCACCTAAGAGGTAGTCAGTCAATAGCCCAACTGAGTGATTGCGTGATAGCCTTGGAAAGGAATCAGCAAGCAGATGATATAAATGAATCTAATACAACTAGAGTTAGGGTACTTAAATCTAGATACACTGGCGATGTTGGGATGGCAACTCATTTATTATATGATAGAGAAACAGGCAGGCTGAGTGAGTTTGATAAAGAATCTTTTGAAGAAGATGATGCAGACTTCTCAGCCTTGGAGTTATAATATGGATTTAGTATTTGATATAGAAACAAACAGAGTAGGTGATGGTGATATTGGTTTAGATACAGTCAACACTTTGCATTGTATTGTTGCACAAGATGTAAACACCGAGGAGGTATTTAGTTATCCTCCTTGGGAACTTGATAAAGGTGTTGAACTTTTACAAAATGCAAACACTTTAATTGGTCACAACATTATTGGATTTGATATACCAATCTTAGAGAAGCTAACTAGTTTTAAACAGGAAGAGATTAAAGTCATAGATACTTTAGTAACATCAAGACTCTTCTACCCAATCAGGGAAGGTGGTCATGGCTTAGAACGATGGGGCTTTAAGCTTGGGTATCCTAAGATAAACTTTGAAGACTATGATGAGTACTCAGAACAAATGTTGGAGTATTGTATTAGAGATGTAGAATTAAATACTAAAGTGTTCAAAGCATTACAGCAAGAAGGTAAAGGATTCTCTAAAGAAAGTGTAGAACTAGAACATTCTGTTGCCTTGCCTTTAAGACAGCAGGAGTGGGATGGTTTTAAATTTGATATAAAGAAAGGAGAATTTTTACTGGCTGAACTTAGGGAGAAGATGCAAGCATCAGAGGATGAGGTACATAAAGTATTTAAACCTAAGATGGTTGATGATAAACTTGTTACTCCTTATATAAAAAAAGATGGTGAGTTATCTAAGAGAGGGTTGACAGATGATGAGTATGAAAGATGTATACGTACACAGGATGTTAATCCTTTCATGCGTAAACGTCTACAAGAATTTAATCTTGGTTCACGTAAACAAATAGGATCATACTTACAAGACTTCGGATGGAAACCTAAAAGGTTTACCCCTACAGGACAGCCCATTGTAGATGAGAGTATATTAATTAATATAACTACTATACCCGAAGCTAAACTTATAGGGGAGTACTTAACATTACAGAAACGTATAGCTCAGATTGATTCTTGGGTAAAAGCTTTACGCTCTGATGAAAGAGTACATGGGTTTGTTATACCTAATGGTACAATTACCGGACGTATGGCACATAACAAACCTAACTTAGCACAAGTACCTAGCTTAAAAAGTTTGTATGGTAAGGAGTGCAGAGAGTGTTGGACTGTCGAAGATGGTTACAACTTAGTAGGAATAGATGCTAGTGGTTTAGAACTTAGATTGCTTGCACATTATATGGACGATCAGGAGTATACAAATGAAATTATTAACGGAGACATACACACCGCTAATCAAAAAGCTGCAGGACTTGAATCAAGAGATCAGGCAAAGACATTCATCTATGCACTTATATACGGAGCAGGAGATGCAAAACTTGGGAGTGTGGTTAAAGGAAGCAGACAAGATGGTAGAAGACTTAGGCAACATTTCTTTGATAATAACCCATCATTTAAAACTTTGCGAGACAAAGTATCAAGAGCAGCAAAGAAAGGATACTTAAAAGGATTAGATGGGAGAAAGATATTTATAAGGAGTGAGCATGCTGCATTGAATAGTTTACTACAGGGAGGAGGAGCAGTCATAATGAAGAAAGGATTAGCACTGTTTGATTCCCTTATAAAACTAAATACATATGATGCTAAGTTTGTAGCTAACATCCATGATGAATGGCAGATGGAAGTGCGTGAAGACATTGCAACTAATGTTGGTCAGTTAGCTGTAGATTGTATTAAGACTGCAGGAAATTATTATAACCTTCGCTGTCCTATGGATGGTGAATATAAAGTTGGGAGGGATTGGAGTGAAACACATTAAGTATTGTCCTAGTTGTAAAGAACAAAAAGAAACATCTGAATTTTATAAAACAAAATCAGCAAAAGACGGATTAGATTCACGATGTAAAACTTGTCAACAAAAAAGAAATAAAATTTTAAATGCTCAAACTAATGCTATAACTAACCCAATACATAATCCTAAAAATATGTATGTAAATGGTAAGTATGTTTCAAGAAAACATCCTTTATATAAAGCAGGCAACTTTAAAACTTTTGAAGGTGCAGCCTTTGCTTCTTTAAAAGGATATGAAAAAACAGATGAGGGTTATGTATATATTATAACTAATCCTTGTTGGAGTAATTGGGTAAAGGTAGGTATGGCTATAGATGCCGAAGATAGATGTAAACAATATCAGACAAGTAGCCCCTTTAGAGATTACAAATTATGTTATAGTAAATTCTTTGATGATAGAAAAGAAGCAGAAGCTAAAGCACATTCGTTATTAAAAAAATCTGCAGAAGAAAGAAAGGGTGAGTGGTTTAAAATTACACAGGATAAAGCACAACAAATCATAGAAACATTATGAAAAAATTAGATACATTAGTTGAAGATATATACAGTACCTTAGCTGTACTAGGCGAGGGTGAGGCTCTTGATGTAAGTGAAGAAGTACTAGACGAGTTCGGTAACGCTATGAAAGAAGCACTACGTCATTGGGCTACACCTAAGTCAAGAGACAAAGAAACTCTTAGGATGTCTAACATAGGTAAACCTTTAAGGCAGCTTTGGTATGACATGAAGTCAGAAGGAGAAGAAACGCAGAAGCTTGATCCTCATTTGTTTATAAGATTTTTGTATGGTCATATTTTAGAAGAGGTCATGTTGTTCTTGGTAAAGCTTTCCGGTCATGAAGTTTCTGATGAGCAGAAACAAGTCAAGGTTAGTAATGTATACGGACATATGGATTGTAAGATTGATGGTGAAGTTGTAGATATAAAGACAGCATCTAGTTTTGCATTCAGGAAGTTTGCAAATGGTACGTTAGCAGATGATGATCCTTTCGGATACTTAGCACAGCTATCAGGATACGAAGAAGCAGAGAAGACAAAGGCAGGTGGTTTCCTTGTAATGAATAAGGAGAGTGGTGAATTAACTTTACATAGACCTAGTTTCTTTGATAAACCTAATGCAAAGAATAGAATAAGAGAGGTAAAGAAAGCATTGAAGCTTGACAAGCCGCCTGAATTATGCTATACTACTATACCTGAAGGTAAAGCAGGAAACATGAAACTTCCTAGGGGTTGTACTTATTGTAGACATAAGAATGAATGTCATAAAGATGCCAATGATGGTTCAGGTTTAAGAGTATTTAAATATTCTAAAGGCTTGATGTACTTAACCAAGGTAGTAAAAGAACCTAACGTACAGGAGATAACTAGAACATGAATGGTAGTAGAGCAAAACAAATAAGAAGACATGCTAAGGTTATGTTACTTAACTGGTTAAAAGATATGGTTACTCCTGAAGAAGCTAAGTCTATAAATGAAAAGAACTTTAAAGATTACTTACCTAAAGAAGGACATGTGTTTGCAAACAGAAAGTTTTTATTGTCAGCATACAGTTTTAAATGGTTTGTAAAGAAGATTAAACAGATAAATAAAAAGGAGAACAAGGATGTCGAATCAATTAGATTTGAAGAACTACTCAGAGATGGAAGAGAATGATCTAATGAATGAAGATTTAGCTACTATGATAATTGTATTAGGTAGTTTTTTATATGCAGGTGGATCGTTAGAGGAAGTTGATTACATAGTTTTAGATAGGATGTCAGAACTTATAGATAATCGTCTTGATGGTATACCTGAAGATGTGAGCATACATTAATGCGAGGATATCGAAAGCCGAGAAAGCCTAGACCTGTAGAGAAAGATGTACCTGCAGGTTATGATTCTAATTGGGAGTACAAGTTACACATAGAACCTTTACAAGATTGGGATCATCACGGAGATAAAATTAAATACACAGTAGAGCACACGTATGAGCCTGACTTTCGTAGGACAATAGATGGTGTTGAGTATTTACTTGAGGCAAAGGGAAGGTTCTGGGATCATGCAGAGTATAGTAAGTATATATGGATAAGAAAAAGTTTGAAGAAAGATCAAGAACTTATCTTTGTATTTTTTAAACCACAAGCAGCGATGCCGGCAGCAAAGAAAAGAAAGGATGGTACTAAACGAAGTCATGCAGAATGGGCAGAGGCTAATGACTTTACTTGGTACTCAGAATATAATTTACCTAAAGAATGGACAGCAGAATATGGAATATAAATTT